AAGATAAACAGATACCCCGGGCGATCCTTGAACGCCTTGCTGACCTTGCATTCCTGGCACAAATATCTGCTCTTCAACGTACATGTCATCACCCAAAAATTCAGGGTTAGGACGCGAAGCAACTATATTGATAGCGTTATTATTGGGCGCTACTGCCCCGCCAACGCGCTCGTATAAATTATTAAGATAATTCCACCAAACTCGATTAATCGTTCCCGACTTTTGGTCAATAAATGGCACATCTTGTTGTGGCAATCCAAAGCCATTATTGGAAATAACATTATTAGGCGCTTGCGTTCCCATTATGATTTCAGCCCATCGCCCATCAATGACGCGCCTACAATGTCACGCTTTACAGGATCACTTACGCGCACCTCAAACACGCGATCACGCGCAAAACCTAAACGCCGCCAAATAGTGCGGTTGAGTGTTTGCCCTGATTTACCAATAGGCGCAAAATGCTCATTGCCAAATGTCTGGCCACCATCGTTAGACCATTTCAACATAGCTTGCGGGTTGCTATACGTTCCTGACTGAGCCGCTGAACCGGGCGCAAATTCAATTTGCAATCTATTTAAACGCAAGCGGTTCCTATCGTCTTTATCCCAAACATGCGGACAACGACGCACTGCGACTAACGGATAATTTCCATCGGTGTAAGCGCTGCGAGTTTGCTGATAAATCTGGCCTGTACTGTAATCGCCAGCAATAATCATGTTTTGCAGATTGCAAACAGCATTAACGCGCTGACGATGGAACTGACCTGCAACAGTGTCAAAACTGGCACGTTGATGCCACATATCGGTAGTGAAGTCATAAACCCACGTAACGTCCGCAGTAGGAAGAATCAGCACATAAAATTCATGCCCTTCCTCTGTGTAGCAGTAGCCGATAGCATCGCTGACAACTGGGTATTGATTTAGCGCATAGGAAAGCGCTGGAGTGCTGATAGTTTGGCCTTGATAGCCCTTGGTAATTACCACGGTATTATTGCCGCGATCTGAACGACCGAGCCATACTAAGCCTTCACCGTATCGCGCTACCGATTGCGCCGCTGCACAACCGTATTGTTGCAATGTTCCTTGTAAGCGCGAGAAAGGAAAATACTGACCACCAGCGTTATACCAAACTTCTGTCGTAGTCTCGCCGATCAGCCATAATTCACGGTTCTGCTCAATGATCGACACAATATTGTCTGGAGAATCATCTTTGAGCGCGTAATACGTGCCATCAAAAGCAGTTACACCGTTCCAATAAACAGGACTTGTATAAAATAATTGTGTATTAGGCTGGTGGAAAATAAACCATCCATCAATCTCAGCAACTGTTGCCGAGCCTAAAAATGCTGGATCGGATGATGTAAAAAATTTACCTGTTGTAATGTTATAAACGTACAGATATGAGCCATCGACAATCACACAGATATGCCCTGCACCGTTATCCCGAATGCGAACAGCCCCGCTACTTGTGTTTAAGTAGCCAAGCAATTTAAACGAAAATACCGGGCGGCTTGTTGCTGTTGCTGCTGTGTTGATATAAATCAGTACCGCTGCATTACCAATCACGACAACAGCCGTAATTCCACCCGGTAATGTCCACATGCCGCGAACTTGGCCTGTATAAGTTGCTTGCCCTTGATCGACTAAGCCCGGAACGCCAAGCAAGCCCAATGCTGTTTTAGCTGCTTCGTTCTTATCTGTCTCAACGTACCAATTAATTAGGCGCTGGCAATCTTGCAAAGGATTAGCGGCTTCGTATGCGCCGCCAACAAAACCTTTAAACTCTGACATTAAAAGCCGCCCGTTAAAATAAAGGACGCATTATTAGCATTTGTCGCGCAGATCGCGCCATCAACACTAATTTCACGATCAACCACCGCATTATTCGACTTAATCGCGGCTTCATAGCGACGCATTAAGCGCTTTACATCTTCACTAACTGGAACGCCATATTCAATGCATAGCAATTCAGTTAGAGCGAGTTGGAGAAATAAGTAATAGCCTTGCGGGAGCGTTAACGCCGTAGTTAATGAGACAGATTGCAGCAGTGCATCCGACCAGAAATGAAACTCAACCGCCTGACTAGGAACAGGCCAGAAATAAAGCTGACCATTTGGGAATGTTGGGTTATAAAACGCAAATTTAGCCCAAGGCCCCGGCTGACTTTTTAAGCCAACAGAAGCATAAGCCGCTAAATCCTTAATCTCACAAGGAAAATCAACAGTGCTAGATGATGTAGTCACACGCGAGTACGCATCGGTAATGCGTAAAGGACGCTGAACAGGAATTTGACCTGTTAGCCCTACTGTATAGGACTGCTGCCCTGCGGTAAGCGTGACGATGTTTTCGACACTGTTAAAAATCGCTTTGTTATCATTGCTAAGAACATCTAACAATCCATTTAACGAATCAAGCGCATCATTTAAATCTGCCGCAGCAATGGCTTCACCGGGCGCATATTGTCCCGTTTTACGCATTGCGCCAGTGATTAGATCAAGCGCTAATTTAGTAGTTGGATCGTTTGACATATCGCCCTGATATAAAAAGAAAAAACCCGCCGAAGCGGGTTAGTTTTATTACAAAGTTAAAACAGCTACTGGCAAGCCGTTAGTCACAGATTGCTGTGTTGGGCGCTCGATGCTCACTAAATACTGATCGCCAACCAATAACGAAATAGGAGACGCTGTACTGTTGACCATCTGAACGTTTATTGTGCCAGCACTTGCAACGCGAGCATTACCAATACTCAAACCAGCGATATGATTTTGCTTGTTGATTTCAACAAAATCATACAACTGAGTGCCCGGAGTAGTTAAAGCAATTTCCACCGAGCTAGCAGCAGGGACTGAAGTAGTTAAGCCGGGAGTAAGTAAAAATACCCACTCATTAGAAAGATTGCCCGTAGCGGCTTGCTGTGGTGCTTGCGAAGCGGCTGCTGGGCTATTACCTGTTGTTACAGTCATGATGTTTTCCTCAAAAAGAAAAAGCCCCAATTAAGGGGCTTTAATTACTATTAACCAGCAACACGAACGCCGAGTTCACGATACAGCGGAGCATAGCCATACAACACATCTAAACGTGTTGGCAATGCATCGTTATTGATCGTGTATTGACGCACTACGCGAATCGACAAGCCAATGTCTTTATGTGCAGCACGAGCCGCCATATCAACACCACCCGGCAATGGCAAGTCAGCCGATACCAATGTGAAGCAATCACGATGGAACGCTAACGACTGTGGAGAAACAACGCCAGATGCGCCACTAGGAGCCAATACAGCATTGTTTGCTGGAGAAGCGCTTACGTTTTGATGCTGACCAGCAGTAATGACAGCAACAGCAACGGTGATCTGCAAAATACCCGATGCGTCCGAGGTATATGTACCGCCCACTGTATTACCGAAAATATCGGTAACAGCGGAGAAAGTACCGTTAGATGGAGTGCCAACTGGAGGACGAACCACAAAAGTACGCAACTGTTTAGTAGGTTGACGATTTTGCGGATTGACCATGTACACGCCAGCGATGGTAAATGTATCGCCAACGTTGACAACAGCAGTCGAAGCAGTGAAGCCAGTTACGTACAAAGTACCGCTATCAGCCCAACCAGTAGAGATAACAGCGCTAGAAGTACCAGCAGTACCAAACTTAGGCGAACCAGCCCATGAGCCGAATGTTTGGCTGGAAATGTTTTGATCCATGTACCAATCAAAGCCTACTGTCTGTTTAGACATTAAGCCTTTTTTGTATTGCTCACCGATTGAGACTTGTGGATTAAACAAACCAGTTAATGCACCCACCATCGACGCTTGGGAGAATTGATCCAATACCATCGAACGCTCGCCATCACGCGGAACGCCTTCTGTATCGAGCAATGCACCAGCTAACAAGAACGGAGCCAAAGTAGTTGGAGAAGTGCCCGGAGTGCCAACGATATTGGAAATGCCGTTGCGCATCGCTGTCGCTAAGTCCGCATCAATACGGTTAGCGATTGTGGCGATCTTTGGCTTCAATACGCGCTTACTGAAATCATCCATCGACAATAACAAGTCCGATGTAATGAACTGTGTATCAACGTGGAATTGATTAGTCAACGTGACAGGGATGCTTGTTTCCAAGAAATCTTCAACGTTTAAGGCTGGACCAGCAGTACCTTTAAAGCGTGCTGGTTTACGTACGTTAATTGTGTAACCAATTTTGGCACCATCAACGCCAAATTTGTCGTCATATTCTGAATTTACTTTGTCAGCTAAAGTCAGTTCGTTTTCTAGGAGCATCAAACCTTCGTTGGTGATGTCCGATATATTTAATAAGGTATTACTCATTTAGTACTCCAAAATAACAAAAGCCGCTCAATGGCGGCTATGGGTTGATTTTGGCTACTGATCTATTA